GAGGCGAAGCGGAAGGATGCGGAGCTGGGGGATGGGATCAGTCACAATCCCGAGATCCCCGAGGACCGTCTCGACAAGAGCGCGCGGAAGTGCGCCGGCAAGACCGCGAAGGGTGCGCCGTGCAAGCGCCGGCCGGTGGTGGGAGAGCTGTACTGTAAGCCGCACCTCGGCTAAGGAGGCGTCGTGACTACGGCGCGGGACATCGCCACGGCGGCGCTGCAAAAGATTGGTGTCCTGTTCGCCGGGGAGACTCCTTCGGCGGCGGACTCGGCGCTTGCCCTCTCGACGCTGAACGAGTTGATTGATCAGTGGGCCGCGGAGCGCCTGCTGATCTACGTCCCCAACGCCCGAACGGTCTGGACGATCGCGGCGAGCGACGGGGAATACTCCGTCGGGTCTGGTGGTGATGTCGACATCGTGCGGCCCGTCTTCGTCAATCAGATCAACTACCAGGACACGTCCCTAGATCCAACGCAGGAGTTCCCGCTCAACGAGCTGACCGACGCCGCGTGGGCATCCCTGACGCCGAAGGATCTCACGTCCTCGCTTCCCACGAGCTACTACTACGACCCGACGTTCGGGGCGAACGGACGGGCGACCCTGTACCTGTGGCCGATACCGACGTCCTCGACGCTGGAGGGGGTGATGTACGCTCCCACGGCGATCACCGAACTCGCGACGCTGGACACGACGCTAAGCTTGCCCCCGGGCTACCGCAACTTCATGACTCACGCGCTCGCGGAGGAGATCGCGCCTGAGTTCGGGCGTCAGGTCTCTGCGAGCCTGTCGAGGGCGGCGGCGCACACGAAGGGGATCGTCATGCGCGCCAATGTGCGGATGGCGGATCTCTCGATGGACGCGGGAGCGCTGGTGCAATCGCGGCGCTGGTCCGGCTGGTCCATCCTGACGGGTCCCTGATGCGATGGCCCGCATTCGTCGGACCGTCATATCTGAGCGAGTCGTGGCGCTTCGATCAGGAGCGTACCGTCAACTGGTACGTGGCTCCAAGCGAGACGGAGGGGACCACGTCGAAGACGGCGCTTTTTCCTACGCCTGGCGTGACGACCATCGGGACCGTCGCGGGCGGGAACGCGGGACGCGCGCATCTGTTCGCGTACAATCGCGAGTTCGCTGTGATCGGAAACTTCCTCTACGAGATCACCGAGGCTGGAATCTTCGTATCGAGAGGGGGGATTGTCAGCGGCAGCGGCGGTTTCAAGCCGACGACGATCAGCAGCAACGGAGACGGAACCGGTACGGGTGGCGGAGAACTCTTCGTCACCGCTGGAGGCCGTGGATACATCTACGACGTGCTGGCCGAGACGCTCACGTATATCCCGGCACTCCAGCAGTTCGTCACGCAGGGGGCGTCGATCGACGGTTTCTTCCTCGCTCTCGATGCTGCGACGGGGAGCATGTATGTATCTGACCTCCGCGACGGAACCAGTTGGGATCTCACTCAGGTCGCGCAGAGCCAGACGGACCCATGGATCGCGATGAAGGTCTCGGATCCATACATCTACCTCTTCGGCACTTCGACGACGCAGGTGTGGTACAACGCCGGAACGGCGCCCTTCCCGTTCGCCCTACACCCGTCGGGATCTCTCCGGTACGGGATCGCAGGCGATTCCCTCGCAGCAGTGGCGAATGGCGAACTCGTGTGGGTTGGTCGAAGCGAGATCGGCGAGGGCATGGTGCTGCGCGCGTCTGGGTTCTCTCCCGAGCGTGTGAGTACCTATCCGATTCAGAGAATCCTTCAGGACTACGCGAGCCTCGAGAACGGCGTCGCGGACGTGTACGAGGACGGCGGCCACGTGTTCGTCCTCTTCTCCATCCCTGGGGCCGAGACCACTTGGACGCTCGACCTGTCTACCGGATACTGGTCCGAGCGCGGCACGTGGATCTCCGAAGATGCCGAGTGGAGCCTGTGGAGGCCGCGCTATCACGCTCTCGCATTCGGACAGCATCGTTGGCTCGATTCGGAGACGGGCAACCTCTACCGCTCCTCGATCGACATCCATACCGACGTGAACGATAGAGAGCTTCGACGGATGCGACGAGCGCCCGCGATCCAGTACGAGAATCAACGGATCTTCTACGGCGCCTTCGAAGTGCTGCTGGACTCCGGCGTCGGTAACACCGTCACTCCTGGCGAGAATCCTCAGGTGATGTTGCGGTACTCCAACGATGGCGGCAAGACCTGGGGGCCGGAGTTGTGGAGGGCAGCCGGGGCTGTCGGAGAGTACAGCCGGCGCGTGCGATGGGAACGCGGCGGGATGGGAACCCAGCGGGTGGTCGAGGTGAGCGTGAGTGATCCTGTCCCTTGGAGACTCGTGGATGCATTCCTCGATGTGGTTCAGCCGCCGCGAGGAGTGTCTAGCGCGCAGATGTCCGGGATGATGGCCTGATGTCGAATCCTATCCCCGTTCCCAACCACGACCGCGTCGTCGACGAGCGCGGCTACATGACGAGGGCGTGGGTGGACTGGATGACGGCGCAGGCTCAAGGTGTAGCCTCGTCCGCTTCGCTCGTGAGCGGCAGCACCAATCTCGCGAGCCAGGAAGCGTCAATCGGAACGACAGCGCTACCGATTCAGGTCATCAATCTCGGACTCTACCGAGTGAACACCTATGTCCGCGTGACTCGGCCAGGAACGACGAGCAGCATACAGGTCTCTGTGCACTGGACCGAGAGCAGTCAAGCGCTCTCGGCGTCTGCCACGGCGCTGAACGGGAACACCGTCACGACCGTCCAGGGCGCGGTCTTCACGATCCTCGTGGACGCGGCGACGACTATCAGCTACTCCACCACGTACAGCTCCACGGGAGCGACGCCGATGCAGTATCGGCTCTTTGTCGCAGTGGAGAGGGTCGACGCATGAAGGCCCGGATTCTTCCCCCGGCGGATTGGGAGCGCGTTCGAGGGAAGGGCATGGACGGGATGCTCCCCCACATGGATCCGGCGAACGCTCACGTCGTCGTGGTCGAGGACGAGGACGGGGAGATCGTGGCGCACGTGGGCGTGCTGAGGGTGACGCACCTCGAAAGCCTGTGGCTTCATCCACGGATGCGCGGGAATGTCGGCGCTGCGCGAAGGCTGGCGCGCGAAGCTGTCCGCGCGGCGGGCCCGTGGCTCAATCAGTGGGCGATGGCTCAGGTCGCAAGCCCGGAAATTGAGGATGTCGTGACCCGCCTCGGAGGGGTTAAGATACCGGTGGACTGTTACGCCATCGCGTTGGGAGGAGAGTAAATGCCAGAAGCAGTCGTCGCTGCCGCTATTACGGGAGCTGCGCAACTGGGTGGCTCCGCCCTTCAGTCCAGGTCCGCGAACAGGGGCTACGACGCGCAGGCGCAGGCGCAACGAGATGCGTTGGAGTTCGAGCGAGAGCGCGAGGAGACTCGGCGCGCCGAAGCCGAAGAGATCCGGCGCCTCCAGCAGGAGCAGTACCAGGCGTACCAGCAGTACCGACAGCCGTTCCGGACCGCGGCGCATTCGATCCTGAGCAAGTACGGCATCGGGACCCCCGCTCCTCCGCCCGACGTGGCTCCTGAGGGGTGGGCGCCTCCGGTGGAGGGTGGGCCGCGAGGAACGCCGATCGACTACTCTGGCATGGCGCTCGGGCGCAGCCCTGCCGAGGGCATGGTCGCCCCGCCGATCAGTGAGCGTCCTCGGCTGTACTCTCTCGGGGGACCCTGATGGTTTATTTCGGCGACGATGCTCCGCTCTACGACGGGAGCCTGTCGGATGCTCGCTCCGGTGGTGGTCGGCGTGGAGATCCGGGCATTCCTACCCCACGGCCACGGGACAACACCCCTCACACCTGCCCTCCGGGAGAGTACGTCCAGAACGACGACTACGGGGACGGGTGGAAGTGCGTCCCGGCGAACACGCAACCCACCGGAGGGGGGGGCGGCGGCGGCGGCGGCGGAGCGTTCAACTACACCGCTCCCTCATTCCCGGGCGCCTCGAGGCCGGTCTACAACTTCGGCCCGGCGCCGGAGTTCGATGCGCCAGAGTTCCAGGCGCCGACCGAGGCCGATCTGTACGCCGATCCGTCGTATGAGTTCCGGCGCGATCAGGGCGCGAAGGTGCTGGAGAACTCCGCTGCGGCGCGCGGGGTGCTCAGGACCGGCGGGACGTACAAGGGGCTGCAAGAGTACGGGCAACAGTTCGCATCTCAGGAGTGGGGCAACGTCTTCGATCGCGCGCTCGCGATGTTCGATCGCAAGTATCGAGGCGCGCTGGACGAGTTCAAGCCGCGTTACTCCGAGTGGGAGACGCTGACCGGAGCTGAGCAGCGCGGAGCCGAACTCGGATGGCAACGCGAATGGGACGAGTGGGTGTTCCGGATCAACGACGAGTTCCGGCGTGAGCAGATGTTGTTCGAGGCGGGGGCTAGCGAGTAATGCCTCGACGCGGCCTTGGGTACGGGTTCGGTCCCTACGCGCCGGAGCCCTACGACGATCGCGGCGCGGACCGCATCTCTGATCTGATGCTGCGCGGAGGAGACATCGCTGCGCGGAGAGGTGAGACCTCGGGTCAGATTTGGGGGAACACGCTCGCGAACCTGGGGCAGATCGCCGGGGGAGCTATCACGCAGATCGGTGAGCAGAAGGCGGAGCGAGAGGGCGTCGAGGCCGAGGCCGCGAAGAATCAGGAGTTCACGCAGTTCCTTGGCCAGTGGGATGGGGATCCGGCGAAGCTCGCGGAAACGTCTGTCTCGTTGTACGGGCCCGAGCAGGGATACAAGATCGCCGAGGCCACGATGCGATTCTCGATGCTCGGTCAGGAGGATCCGCAGGAGGCCGTGAAGGACTGGGCGATGGGCATCAAGCTCATGGACTCGCTGGACGAGGAGAAGAAAGCGACGTTCTACCCCGGCATGATCGCGGCGTCTGCGCCACTCGCTGAGAAGTTCAAGATCGACCCGGCGATGCTGCCGCAAGAGTACAGCCCCGAGGCGTGGGACTTTGTGAAGAAGACCGCGGCGGTGCTGATGGGCGACGCGCCTCCGGAGTTGCTCAAGGGGGATTCCTTCTTCGACCCGGAGACCGGGGAGTGGCACGTCGCGCCGAAGCCGGAGGAGCCACCGAAGCTCTCGACCCTGGAGGGCTTCCTGTCGGCCTCGCCGGAGGAGCAGCAGCGGATTCTCGCGGCTCGGGGACAGATCGCGGCGGCGGAGCGTGCGCCCCAGGCGGCGCCGCAGGCTCCTCAGGCTAGCCTGACGGACGTGGACAAGATCGCTCAGCGGTGGAAGACGGCGACCGCACCGACGCGGGACCTCACGAGTCAAGTGCAGCGGATGGAGGCGGGCATTGACGCGGCGCGCCGGGGCGACCTTGCGGCGGGATCGCAAGCCGTACTCGTCACGTTCCAGAAGATCCTGGATCCGACATCGGTGGTCCGCGAATCGGAGTATGAGCGAAGCTCGCAGAACATGGGGCTTGCGCAGCGCTACCACGGCCAGCTCGAGAAGGCGTTGGAGGGCGGAGCGGGAGTGCCTCTGCCGGAGCTGGAGAAGTTTGCGCGGCTCGCCAAGGAGATCGTTCGGAAGGGTAGCAGTGCCTACCTCGACGCGGAGAAGAAGCGTCTTGGGAAGCTCGCGCGCGAGTTCGACATCGACCCCGCGTTGATCTTCGAGGACGTGGACTATACCGATGATGCTGCGAATCCCTTCCGTTCGGCGCCCGGAAAGAACCCATTCCGCTGATGCCTGAGCAGGTTACGGCGTACCTGAAGGGTGCCTCGGGGCTCACGGACGCTCAGAGGGCGGACTTGTGGGATGCCTTTTACGGGGCACCCGATCCGACGGTGCTCGCGGAGACGCTCCAGGGAATCGACGCGCCACAGGCGGTCAAGGCCGAGTTGTGGGATCTCAAGGCGTCCGGTAGCGACGCGCCCGCGGCTCCGAAGGATGATCTCGCCAACCTCCCCCCGGAGGTACAGGAGCGCATCCGAGGGCACCGGGCGATGCTCGCGCCGGACCCGATGGCGGAGGAGCGCGCTCGGGCGATGCGTCAGCCTCAGGGAGCTGGGGGAGGCTACCTCGGCCGCACCGGAGCGCCCACGTCAGCGGCGGAGGAAGCCGAAGCGATGGAGCGATCGGGGATGCTTGCCCAGGCTCCGCTGATGATGGCAGGAACCGGCGCGGGAATGGGGGTCCTGGGGCGCCTCCCGGGGCTTGTGGGCCGTGGAGCGCGGTGGTTGGCCACTCCGGGCGGCGCGGGCGCCGTTGCGGGCGCTGACAGCCTCAGGCGGACTGGAGACCCCCTCAAGGCGCTCGGGACGGGCCTGGCGACCGGCGTGGGGCTCAAGGGCCTCGGCGCGGGCGGGGGCCTGCTCTCGCGGATGGTGCGCGGGGGGCGGGGTGCGGCGACTGGAGCTGCAGCGGCACCCCGCGCGGCCTCAGGGCCAGCTTTCCCCATGCCTCGCCCCGCCTCCGTCGCAGCACCGACACGCATGGGACCGGGAGGCACTACCAGCACGGCGCCGCCCTCGATGACGGTCCCGGCTCCGGTTCCGCAGGGAGCTCCGATGACCGGTAGCGGGGCGGTGCCGGCCGGTGGCGTCCCGATGCCTGGCCGCATGAGCCCGGTGAATGTGTCGACTTGGCGCGGATCGAAGCCTCAGCCGGTCGGAGGCAGCTCCGCGACGGGGGGGACGACGGCGGCGAGTCAGCCGAAGGCGGTGCAGAAGGTGATACAGTCGAGCCCTGAGGGAGCGGCTGCCGCTACCCCGCCCCCTCAAGCGGCGGCTCCTAGCCCTCTTTCGAGCGAGGCGGCGCAGATGGCATTGACCGAGCGGGTACGCGCCGGAGCTCAGAAGCTTGGTCTCTCGCCGGAACAGGCGAGGCAGTATGAGATGGTAGCCGGGGAGGTGCTCAACTCCCGCGCGCTGTCGACCGTCACGCCCTCAGGATCTCCGTCTCAACTGGCGAACATCCTCGTCCAGAAGTACGGGCGTGGCATGGGGCTGACCACCCCATACAAGGCGCAGAAGTTCATTGATGGAGTGCTGAAGATGGCCGGAGTGGTCATGGAGCCGCGCGGGCTTGGAATGGGGGTGAAGTAGTGACCTTCACTCTGGCCCCGGCGATTCCTCCGACCTTCTTCGACGGCTCGACTATCGCAGCGTCGTATCAGCTCTTCGTCTACCTCGCGGGGACGACGACGAAGACCACGACGTATCTCGACTCAGCGGGCGCGGCGTCGAACACGAACCCGATCATTCTCGACTCAGCGGGCCGCGCGACCATCTTCCTCGATCCGACGATTGGAGCGGTCAAGTTCGTCCTCGCTCCCGCGGACGATACCGACCCACCGACAGATCCGGTGTGGACTCGAGACAATATCCTGCCCATCTCCGATCTGAGCGGGGACACGGTGATCGTCGATGACGCAACGGCGGGGGAAGATCTCCTCACCACCGATTGTTGCTACCAATCCGCGGGCAGTGGTTCTCTGACTGCGGGGCTGTGGTACAAGACTTCCAGCAACAACGATTACTCCTCGACCCTCGCGACGAACATCGGTTACCCTGCGGCGGATATCGACCAAGGCGATACGGGGCGAATGATCACCGCCGGAATCGTTACGGGTCTGTCCGGGCTCTCCGCCGGATTCACCTATCTCGTGGGCCCGACCCCGGGGACTCTGGTGAGTACGCTCGCGGCGGATCCCATCCGGATCGTTGGCGGGGGGCTGAGTTCTACCGAGTTGCTGCTGTACTCTCCGAAGCCACCCGGAGCAGCGGACGAGGATAGATCCGGTCTCGTGAGTGCGACCACTCAGACCATCGGGGGTGCTAAGACACTGACCGATGCCCTTACGCTGGACGCCGGGTTTGCATCCCCGCCGCTGGGAGTCCCGACCTACTCCCGCTGTGATACGACCCTCACGAAGAACGCCTCCACTACGCTGGAGGATGTCTCCGGGCTCGCGTTCTCTGTCGGAGCGTCGGAGGTGTGGGCGTTCCAGTTCTATCTGTACGGCCGTTCCAGCAGCACAGCGAATTTCAAGTTCACCTTGACCGGTCCGTCGAGTCCGACTGCTGTTCGCTTCGGAGGGTTGAATCCAGCGGCGGCAGGTGGCGTCACGTCAGACAATGCCTTTGGTGACGTGATCGCGCTCTGGGGCATCGGTGCGGCACCGTCGGTGGATCAGGGGGCCATCATCCACGGTCTACTCCGCAACGGAGCGAACGCCGGGACGGTACAACTTCAGTTCGCGCAAAATTCGAGCCAAGCAGCGGATTCGATCATCTACGTGGAGTCCTACGTCCTTGCGTGGAGGATCAGCTAATGAAGGAGAGACCCATGCGAAAGGCGATGCTGCTGTCCCTGATCCTTGCAACGCCCGC